GCTTCTGCATAAACATCTCTACCTTCGGGAATGCCAAATATTTTCTCGTTGCGATAAATTGTTTGATACTTCTTCTGAATGTCTTCGTAAGAATCATTGGGGTCGCTACTTAAATTAAAACTAGATGATGAAGCAGCTGGCGCTGTACTTTCATTATTAGAGCTATAAGTTTGTGCTTTCTCTTTTGCTAAAGATCTATGCTCTAATTCTCCACCCTCTGCGTATCGTTCTTGTCCAGTAGATCTATTGTATTCTTTTTTAGTTTGGCCGGTGGATGCACGTTCATCCTTGGACATGTCGCTCCAGTGTTTAGCCATTATAATTGTCAATTAATACTTTTCCATTGTAATAGATGGTTTTGAACATCAAGTGTTCGCCGTGAACCGGTAGTCGTTGCTACACTATAAATATACGTTCATCTCAACACATTTGAGACGCAAGTAGGGCTGAGCCTGAAGGAACGGGAAGCTAACTCACGGAGGTTTCCAATGTCTACAGTACAACTGATGGGTCTTGTTCGCGCCCAGAAAAAAGCAAAGCGTTCTAACCTTGAACTCTCTCATCATCAAGAACGAGAGCTATCTACTGAGCAAAAAGCCGGTAAGTGTTACACCTATCGTGGAGTACAGTATTGCTACAAGTAAACGCTAAATACACATGCAAATATAGAGACGGTACTATTGTTGAAGGCTTAACATTTGACGAAAGTTATTCTCTATTTACTAACGCATTAGCAACTGACAACCCTTGCTCTGTGTATCCAACACTGGATAACTCTAAAGAGTAATAGACACTTACAAAAGCTCCAGTGCTCTCTATCGAGAGCTCTTTTTTTGACTCATTGTGTACTACAATTAAATTGCGATAAAGAAATATTGTCGCTGTATATACTCGCATTTACAAATCATGATTGCAAAAATTTCTGCTGGAGCAGCTGCTGCTTGCTTGCTGTCTTCTCCAGTGTTGGCTGGTCCTTATGCCAACGTTGAATCGAATAGCGGATTCGCTGGCTCTGACTATCAAGCCACTGTCACCGATATCCATGTTGGTTACGAAGGTCCTGTTGGAGAGAACGCAGGTTATTACGTACAAGCAGGTCCTTCCATCGTTGCTGTTGATGGCACCGACGCAACTACCGAGCTTTCTGGTAAAGCTGGTATTGGTTTCAATGTAACTGAATCTGTTAATATCTACGGAGAAATTGCTTTCAGTACCGTTGATGGCAGTGATGACAACAACTACGGCACAAAAGTTGGACTGAAGTACAGCTTCTGATCTCACA